GTATTCAAGACAATTAGTGGTAAGAGAAATTATGGAATGGCATTAAATGTTTACAATAATCTCAAAGCATTGGGTATTGAATGTGATATTATCACTAATGATATCAAACCAACTAAAACCAGATATGTTGATGAAGTCAGTAATCAAATGTTGCTGAGAGTTGATATCAACGATAGTGTTGAAGCTATTGACGATGACATATTAAATAATATTGATTACGATAGTTATGAAGCAATTATAATCAGTGATTATGACAAGGGTTATCTTAATATTCATGACATCATGCATATTAGTGATAATCATCCATCGATTTTTATGGATAGTAAAAAAGAGCTTGGTGGTTGGTGTGATGATATTAAGTATATTAAAATAAACGAAAAGGAAGCCGATAGAAGTCATGATTATTTAACTACTGGATATAAGAACAATCTTATTATTACTTCAGGTAATAAGGGTGCAAGACTTAGATTTGAGAGATTTCCAATTGAAACCGAGCATGCTATTCGTGATTTAAGTGGTGCTGGTGATACTTTTATTGCTGCTTTAGTTGCAGAATTCATAAAAAGTAACGATATTCGCAGTGCAATAGCTTTTGCAAATCGATGTGCTGCATGGGTTGTTAGTCAAAAAGGTGTTGTTGTTGTTGACACAAATAAAATCTAATGAAAGAAAAATATAAAAACGAATTGAATGTTGTTGGGGAATTTCTGGAAGAAAAATATAATGAAAATCCAAGAAACTCGTTTATTGTGTCACCAGTTATGTGGGAATTGATTAAATTATTGGATGATGTAAGAGAAATTGGAAATTCTGAAATTCAAACCACACGTGTTGGAAAATATAAGAATTCATTTATTTTATTAGATGAATTTAAATCAGATAATAATATTGGTGTAATAAGAGATTATTTATTGGCAAATGTTAATTTATCACTAAAATGTTCCTAAATAAATGAAAAAATCTACTAAAAAAAATTCAGAAGCTATATCAGAAGTTAAGCCTGAAGCAAAACCTAATGCATTGAATGTTGTTCGAATTGACATTCCGTATCGTAATGAAATGACAGTCATATATGCGTTTCCTTACGATATTATGACAAACATGATATTATTTGGACAATTCTTTTCAACGCCAACATTTTATGAACAGAATATCTTAGAATTTATTCAAAGTAAATATAGTGGTGGTACTGCATTGGATATTGGTGCAAACATTGGCAATCATTCGATTTTCTTCAGTAAATTCGTTTTTGATAAAACAATATCGTTTGAGGCGAGTCCTAAAAATTTTTCACTTTTATTTCAAAATAAGGTGTTAAATAGTCTTGGAGATGATAAATTAGAAATTCATAATGTCGCATTATCTGATGGTGAACACCGCTATAATTTTCTTGAATATCAACACAATGTTGGTGGTACTATGGTGGTTGAAGGAGATGGCTTTGCTATAACAAAAACAATTGATAGCTTTGATTTACCTAAAGTGGATTTCATTAAGTTAGATGTTGAAGGTCACGAATTAAAAGTATTGAAAGGTGCTGCTAATTTAATTAGTCGGGATTTTCCTGATATTATGGTTGAGTGCGACATTCACGAAGAAACGAGTTTCAATAATGTTGATATTTATATGGAAAGTATTGGTTATAGGCTAATTGATGTATTTAGGGATAATCAAATGTATTATTATAAACACAGATAATATTAATATGAAAATCGCCAACATTGTTTACGAAAAGGAACTGGTGAATCGTAAGAAACTCGACTACGTTAATTATTATAACGAAGCCATTGAATATGATAAATTAGATAAATCATTACCAACATTATATGTGGGTTGGTCGTTTATGAAAGCCTGTAATCCGAACAATGAAATTATTCAAAATGCTAATATTCTTCATAAGAAGATTATTGGAAACGAATTATATTGGGAATGTAGTTTTGAAGAAAGCAAAGCTTCTCACGTAAAAGGAGTCGAATTTTTTATAAACAATGTTCCAGAATTTTATTTCTCTCCAAAATATTCATACATTAATTTAGACCCAGTATTTTTTCAGTTGGTTGATGTACAAAACGTAATGGATGCACTACCGAAAAAAATTGATAGGTATTATATGTTGAAAAATAGTATGTTATACCTATTATCTGATAAAAAAATATATGGATTGAATCTTGATATGTATCGATTTTTCAAATTTAATATTGATGATTTACTGTCAAGATTGGAGGCATTAACATTTAACGGTAACTCAGAATCTTTTGATTGTATTCGTGATGATGACGGTACAATATATGAAAAATATTATAAAATATTGCCCAAATTTACTCACCTTAAAAGATATCTCGTTGTGATATTGTCAAAATGAATGTTTAATAGTATTTATAATAAATAAATTATAAGTACTATGGAAAATAACGTAGAAAAAGCACTCAGTAATTTTATTGACGAACCTCAAGTTGAGGAAATCGACAATACCTACAGAAAGAAAGTCGTTCTTGATGAAAGAGAAGGTTTAATTGAAAGAATTGACCGTATTTTAGTTACTAAAGAGGGAAAACAATTACTAAGAGAACAATATTAATATTCATTGACAATGGCAAATGAAAAACAAACCGTGCTTTCTGAAGAATATTTAAGAAAGTTCAGGCATCGTGCTGGTTATAGGCTAAGTGAATCTCCTAAATATCGTCCATTGGTTGAAGATGGCGAGGAATTCGATAACATCCCTATGACCAATGAAGCTGGTGAACAGGAGGATGCTGAAATAGCTGGTGGTGGTATGCCCCCAACTGAACCTTCAAACGACCAACCGATTCCTGCAGAAACACCAGCTGATGTTCCTGCACCAGCAGAAGACCCTAACGCAGCTAATCCAATGGGTGCTGATATGAATCAACCTGCTGAACCAGAGGTTGATGACATTCAAAACGAAATCATTAAACATAATATTGAAGCAATGAAAAGTATTCGTGATAAATTGGAAAATCTGGATAGTACTTTGCGTGGTTTAAATGGTAAAATAGATGTTTTAACTGCTGATGTTGAAGAAGTTCGTGAACCAAGCAATGCTGAAAAACTCATGAGTAAAACAAATGTAAGCTATCCATATTATTTTAATTTAAATGATTTTTGGAAGGGTAATTGGTTCGATGAAAAACGTGAACAACAACAGGAAAAAGGAATAAAAGAATTACCTGATGGTACATATGTTGCAGATTTTGATGATTTACCACAGAAATCTAAAATTGATGTGCAGAACAGTTTTAACGAGTTAAATGAATCAAATAAAAAAAGAACAAAACTTGTTAAGGAAGGTTTAGAGGCTTCGTCTCAAATAGATGGTCGAAATAAACGAAGTGCAATAAATTTAATTTATAAATCAATTGATTCTTTAATAATGGGAACTTTTAGAGACAATTCATGGGAAAACGTAAAAAAGATTTGGGATAGGTTTGGTGAATTAGGTCTTGATTGGGATTTCAATCGTAATCCAGAATATTATGGTGGAATGCCACCACAAGGTAAAATCTGGTATTTTGAGATTAGGTTTACTGGTGATAATGGTAGACCACAAACAATTAATGGGAATTTAACCGCAGCAGGTGCTGGTAGTGTTCAAGACCCATTAGATAAATATGATATAAGCGTAGTATTATCTTAATATGAGAATATTTCACCCATATGGTTCAAAAGAAAGACTTTTTGAAATGGTTGGTAAAGTTAGTGGTCTTAACGAACAATTGCTTCCACCAGAAAAGAAAAAAGAGTTAATTACTGATTTTGTTAATTATGTGTGTGAATATCTTGACGTTAATGACGATAAGATAGAAATATCATATGACCCAGAAGAAGCACAGGAAATGACTTCGTTTGGAAAACATGTTCCAGCAACTGGAATAATTAGAGTGGTTGCAGCAAATCGCAATCTTGCAGATATCTTGAGAACACTTGCACATGAATTAGTTCACCGTAGACAAGAAAAGGAAGGTAAAATATATGACGGTGCTGGTGAAGATGGTTCGGACATTGAAAATGAGGCAAATGCTGAAGCAGCAATAATAATGAGGAAGTTTGGTAAAGCAAACCCAATAATTTTTGAATAAAAATAGTAAAAGATGAAAATATATACCCCAATTGGTAGCAAAGAAAGACTTTTCGAAATGATGAAAGGTGTTAATAAGATTGAATTAAACGAATCTTATAGTTCTGGTAATGTGTTGGAAATGGCATTTAATGAGCTAAAAATTAATCAACTTGAGGTTGAACCACAAGATACTGGCGATGAAAACATCGTAAATTTATTGGGTACTGATAGCCAAGGTAATACCGTATCGTTCACATTTCATATCGAATTTACTGATAGTGTACAAGATAATGTATTTGAGGTTACTGAAGCAAAATTAATTAGTTTTGCATTTGACGATGCGATGGGTGGCGAATCAGTAGAAATGGGTGAAAACGAATTACAACAATTCAATGCAAGTCATGCAAGTGACATGATTGAAATAGCTGGTAATTATGTTGACTATAATCAAGTTCAGGTTGGACAACCAGAAGAAATTGATGAATTATATGAGGAAGCAATCAAAAAAATTGATTCATATCCATTTGGAGGTACTCCAGAAAGAATGCAAACCAGTAAGGCATATGGTGATGAAAAACCTACAAACGCAAGTGTTAGGGTTAAATCGCCCGAACTGAATAAGTTTGAATTTGTTGATGAAGGAATGGGTATTAAACCTGATGTAAGCAATGCTGGTCAGAAATACTTCAATAAGTTAGACCCAGAAATTAAAGAAATGGTGATAACTCAGGCGAAACAAATGATTGATGCTGAGTTGGCGAAAAACGATATGAAATATTTTGATATTCCACAAGAAGTTTATCGTGCTAAAATTAAGGAACTTGCTGTTATGCAATACGAAAGATATTTAGCATCACTTAATGAGGAAGAAACAAAAGAAAAGAAAGAAAAGGGTGACTATCCTGACCAAATGGGTAAGAAATTCAAACCTAAGAACCAAATACCCAAGAAAAAGAAAAAACCACAAACTGTTGTAAAACTTGGTGAACAATATGAAGAAGATGATTTAGGTATTCCAGATTTCGATATTCCAACTGACGTGAATGCTCAAAAAGCAGCACATGGTGACATGTATAAAGATAATCAAAATTATAATAAAGGAAAAGAATTTGATAATTGGAAAACATCTGTGAGTTATAATACAACATTTGCAGAGGGTTATGAAGAAGATGATATCGATATTCCTGATTTAGAAATCCCTGTCGATAAAAATGCGATGAAAGTAGCTAAATCTGATATAAGAAAAGATACTGTTATCGATAATGAACCTGAAGCAGATTCTGATGATTCTTATGACTTTGTGTTTAATGAAGAAGAACTTTCTCCAGAAGAGAATCCCGAATTAACCGATGCACCAGAGAGTGGTGAAATAGACGGTGACAATAAATTACAAGGTGGATTAGCCGATGATAAAGAACCAAAAGATTTTGACCCAGAACAACTTGCAATGGGATTGAAGGTTGAAATGGAACATACTGATGACCCAAAGCTTGCGCTTGAAATAGCGATGGACCACCTCATGGAGATTCCCGATTATTATACACATCTCGATAAAATGGAAGCTGATGCTGGTGTAGAAGATGATGACGATGCTGAAATGACTGACCGCTTACTTGGTTATGAACCTAAAAACGTTGGTGATGAAATCAAACTTGATGAAGAAGATGATTTGTTTGCAAGAATGGGTGATATTTTTAGACCATCGAGTGGAAGCAATGCTACTGGTAGAAAAAAACATGCAGTTGTTTTTGATGGTACTTCTGCATACGTAGAAGATATAAATAATGTACCAACAGATGCTGAAGTTAAAGCAGCATATGATAATATCGATGATGCTCAAGCACATGCCGATGAGCTTAATGGAGAGGCTGGTAACATTAGTGAAGCCAGTGCTGGAAATAAAACCAAAATGTTTAAAATTGGTGAATATGCTATTGGTGGAATAATTAAGGTTGATATCGATAATAAAAGTGGTGTTCAGGGTGGTGAGGTTGCAATCAGTGCATTAGACTGGAATACTAAACGACCAGTTCAGGGAACTCGATTTGTAGCAACAAATATAAACGGTATTGATGAGTATCTTAATGAATTAACTTCATCATATTATGCAGAAATGGTTATGAAATGGATTAAAGAAAACACCAATGCTGGTGCAAATCAAAATTCATATGGTTGGTAATAAAATAATATAAAGTATTTCAATATAAAAAGACTACCGAGTGTAGTCTTTTTTGTTTCTGAGGTATTTATATAGAAAAAGAAGATGTCAATTTTTAGGTCATATTTTAAAAAGAATGATACGCTGATTCAAAACAATCTGTCGAATAATTCACAGAATCCTGTAACCGAAATATCATATGGTACTTTCGATAAATCAGTGAGTCGATTTATTTTTGATATTGACTTAAGTGATTTACAAAACAGAATTTCACAGGGGTTTATTAATCCACAAAGAATAGTAAAACATGTATTGCATATGACTAATACTATTAGTTATGCACAACAATATGTTGGTAAAAAATCATATTCATTGGGAATTGATAGGGCAACAAGTTTTGAATTAGATATTTTTAATGTTAATGAAGATTGGGATGAGGGTGGTGGTTATGATTTTGAATATGGTGATATTCGATATCCATTATATCCCGAAGTATATCCACAAGCAGCGAACTGGTCTGCAAGAACAACTGCTGAGAACTGGACACAAGCTGGTGCATATATTAGTGGTGTAACTGAAATTATCGCCACACAAAGATTTGAAACTGGTAGTGAAAATCTTGATATTGATATAACTGATTATGTTAACCAAAGACTTTTTGAAACAGGATATACTGGAACTTCGGCATTTACTGGTGCATCATTTGGTTTAGGAATTAAGTTTGCTGATGTTTATGAAGACATTGAAACTGAATTTAGACAAGCCGTTGCGTTTCACGCAAAGAATACTAATACTTGGTATGAACCCTATATTGAAACAATTATTGATGACACAATTACTGATGACAGAAACTATTTCTATTTAGATAAAGACAATGAATTATATCTTTATGTAAATGTTGGTGGAATGCAACAAAATGTCGTGGTTAATAATGTGAATATATATGATTATGAAGACAATCTTATCAACACATTAAGTGGAGATTCAATTATCAATGTTAGTAAGGGTGTATATAAAATTATATTAAATCTTGATTCTGAATTATATCCAGATGCTGTTTTATTTACAGATGAATGGAATTTAACTGTTAACGGTAGAACCAGTCAATATACTGGTGAATTTTATTTAATATCCGCAGATAAATATTATACTTTTGATAATTCAAACCAAATTAATTTCGATAATTATTTCTTTTATTTTTGGGGAATATCTGAAAAAGAAAATATTAGAGCTGGTGGAATTAAAAAAGTTAAGCTAACTATAAAAGAATTATATACAAATCAAAACAATTTCTTACCTTTGGATATTGAATACCGTTTATATACCACTATTGGTAAGAAATATGAGGTGGATGTAATTCCATTCACAATTGTAAATAGAACAAATACTGGATATGAGTTTAATCTCGATACTTCTTGGTTAATACCACAGGATTATTATTTACAAATTAGAATGAGAAACGGAAACTACTATGAAAATAAACAAGTTGTATCGTTTACTGTGGTTTCTGACGGATTAATTAATGTATAAAAACTGAAAAAGAGTATAATTATTTTTAAAAACTCTTGTATTTATGTAGAATGAAGGCTATATTTGTAGCACAATTTTTTATAATTGAAAAATAACTTTACTGTAAAAATCTATTGAAAATGGAAAATCAAAATCAGACAGGACAAGACCTGTCACAATTAAAGTCTATGTTTTCGGACTATCAAAAGAAACAAAATCAATCAACAACAAGGAAATCACGTGAGGACATACTGGCAAAGTATTTCGTTCCTCGAAAAACCAAAGAATTATTTAGGATTCTTCCTCCAAAAGCTGGTAGGAAACACATTGAAGAAGCTTTCTTCCATGTTGTCACAACCAATGCTGCAGGTGGAAAGAAAAAACACGGTACTGTCATATACTGCCCTACGCATAATGACGCTAAAGTTCCTAAAATGGTCGATGGTAAACCTGCATTAGATGGGAATGGAAATCAAATTATGATTCCTGCACCATGTCCACTTTGTGCTAAACACAAAAAACTTCTTGCAAGACAAGACCAGTCGTTAAAAAGTATCAAGAAGGAAAACATGTCTGCACAGCAACTTGAAATCAAAGCCAAAAATGATGAAATTTACAAGGAAGCCATTAAATGGGAAGCCAAGAAATTTTACATTGTTCGTGGTATTGACAAAGGTAGTGAAAAAGATGGTGTGAAATTCTGGAGATTTAAACACAATTACAAAAATCAGGGAACTCTCGACAAACTTCTCCCAATCTTGGAAGAATATATGACGGTTCATCAGGCTGATTTTAGTGATGCACAAAATGGTACTGATTTAAGTATCATTATGACCGACAGCGAATTCAATGGTCATGTGTATAAAACAATTTCTGCAATTACTTATCGTGGTAAATCACCACTTCATGCCGACCCAATTGTTGCAAAACAATGGCTTGATGATGATGTTATTTGGAGAGATGTGTTTAAGCCGAAACAAGCACCGGGCATGCCACCTTACGAATTTCTTGAAGCAACTGCGAATGGTAGCAACCCATATTGGGATGATACTGACCAGAACAACAAGCGTTGGGTGTTCCCGGGTCGTCCTGACTTGGAAGAAGCTGCAAATACTCGTACACGTAATCTTGATGCAACAGATGATGAGGATTTCGAACAAGCATCAGATTTGGATGAGTTTGAAACTCCACGTGTTACTATCAGTAATATAACTGAATCAAAAGTAGGTGTATATACCGATAATGCAAGTGATGTTGGTGCAGAAGTACTCGCAGAAACATTAACTGATGAAGAAGAAACTTCTGATGTTGAAGGTAACTTGGGTGACAACTACGATGATTTGCCGTTCTGAGGCATAACTAAGTAAAAAATAAAAGGGGGTTTATCACCCCCTTTTTTACACTAATTTAAATTAAAAAAATATATATGACAAAGAAAATTGATGTGCCGAGCAATAATGCGGTACGAAAACCAACACCTAAAAAAAATTTTAGTCTTGATGAATTTAAGAAAAAAGTTGGTGCACAAGACGTTCCATCGAAACCTCTTGAATGGTTACTGATTGATGAAGGTTTGAGAGAAGCAACAGGTCTACCGGGACTTCCCAAGGGATATGTAACGCTTTTCCGTGGTTATAGTAATACTGGTAAATCGACAGCATTGATGCGTGTAATTGTTAGTGCTCAAAAGGCAGGTGACTTACCAATTATTATTGACACAGAAAATAATATTGATGTTGGTAATAAACGTTTGACATTGATGGGATTTGACTGGAATGGCGATTATATCTTGATTAATAATAAATATCTTCTTGATAATTTTGGTAAACCAAACGATAAGGATAGGAAGGAAGCAAGTATTGAAGATATGGCTAAATGTATGTATTATTTCATTGACCAACAAAAGTCTGGAAATCTACCGTATAATATTATGTTTGCAATTGATTCTATTGGTACATTAAACTGTACGAAAACTGTTAATGCACTGGAAAAGAACGACTCGGACAATAACCAATGGAACGCAGCTGGATACGAGAAATCATTTATGTCAATGTTAAATAATACAGTACCTGATAGTAGAAAAGTCGATAGTGAATATTTTATTACAGTTGCTGCTGTTCAGAAAGTTTGGTATGATGCAATGAATAAAGTAATTAAACATAAAGGTGGTGAGGCATGGTTTTTTGGTGCAAGACTTATTTATCATTTTGGTGGAATAATTACTCACGGAACTCGAAGAATTAGTGCAACAAGTAAGAAACGTGACCTTAATTATGGTTTTGAGAATAAAGTTAATATTGCTAAAAATCATATTGATGGTGAATGGGGTGGTATTTCACTGGAAGGTAAGATTATCTCAACACCACATGGATTTATTTATGGTGATACTGAACACGAAAATGCATATAAAAAAGAAAATATTTTGTACTTCCGTAATCGATTTGAGGATGATAGTATAACTGCAGACGATATTGAATTTAAAAGTAAAGCAATGGATGGTGATGGAAACACATCGTTTGCGGATGATTTAATTGAAAGAAATACTTTCGATATTCAGGAATAATTAAGTTAAACTGGCGAGTAACACATAAGTTACTCGCCAATATTTATTATGAGACATTATAGAGGTTATTGGACATATGATAGATGCAAAGAAATTGCATTAAAATACAAAAGTAAACGTGGTGGTTTAGGAGCATCGAGATATAAATGAAAACTCGTACACTTTTAATTGATGCCAATTATTTATTAAAACGTTCCTTTCATGGGGCAAAAAATACTTATACAACTAATTATGGAAATATTGGGTGTCTATATCAATTCATGACCACTTTGCGCATGTTAGTTAAACAACATATGTCTAACAAAGTAATCATTTTCTGGGATGGTCAGAATGGCGGTGTAATGCGACACAGGATTGATATTGCTTATAAAAGTAATAGGAAAAACAAAGAATGGTATAAGAAAATTGAAATGAGTGCTGTTGAAATACGCAGAGAAGAAGAAAAAGAAGAATCGATATTAAAAAACCGTATAAGTATTAAGAATTATATTGAAAATCTCTTTATTAGACAAATCGAATGTGATGATATTGAGGCTGATGACCTAATAGCAGCATATTGCCTCGAACACAACAACAAAGAAGAATTGGTTTTATTTAGTAATGACCGTGATTTTGCTCAATTATTAGATTTAAATATAACAATTATATTTCCAAATATTAACCAACCAGTTAATAAAACCAATTATATCATGCATTTCAATCACCATTACAGCAATGCATTGATATTGAAAATTATTTGTGGAGATACTGCAGATAATATAAAAGGCATTGCTGGAATGGGAGAAAAAACATTATTGGAACATTTTCCAGAATTAAAATTTAAGCATTTGAGTGTTAGGGATATTTGTAGACGTGCTGATGAAATAAATCAAGAACGGGTTCTAAATAAAATGAAACCATTAAAAGCACTTCAGAACCTCATTAGTCCAGAAGGTGTTGAAAGACTAAAAACTAATTTTAAATTAGTTAATCTTAGAGAGCCGATGCTTAACGAACAAGCAAGGGAAGAACTAAAACAATTGGAAATACCATTATCACCTGATGGTAGAGGTAGTAATAATTTATTAAAAATGATGAATGAAGATGATTTTCTTTCAGTATATGGTAGTACGTTTGTCCAATATGTTGAACCTTTTTATACAATCATAATGAATGAAAAACAATTACTTACAGAATATATTAAAAATAATCACAAACAGTTATAAAAAATCCTTTCATATTTAAGGTATTCTATATATATTTGTAAAAGTATTAACAATTTAATAATAATCAAAATGAGTGAAAAAGAATATAACAATCAATTTAGATTTTCCTTATCACAAGGAGATGTATTATTGTGTGAAAAAATATTCAATGCCGACCAATTTAACCCATATACAAGGTATTCGATAGATATCAGGGATATTTTGCCACAGGGTATCACCAAATTACAAAAGGTTTTGTCGAAAAGAAGCTACGATGTTGCTGTTCCGACAGGTAGAATCGACCAAACTATTGTAGATTCTGAACAAACATTTTATGACCTCTATGCGTACCATAGAAAAATGGTAAATGCATATCCTAATCAATATCGGGACGATATGCGCTATAATCCACAAATGATTACACAGAAAATTGAAGAAAAAACAATTCGTGGTGTCGAATGTAAAATTGGTTTATATATAAACGACAAACCAATTGTAGAAAGAATTTTCTATGTCGATGGGTTTAATCCTGTGGCAAGATGGTCAGTAGATGTTGTAGATGCAGTAGTAGAAATTGCAGATGCAATAGAAAATAAAATAAAAAAGAGCGACATTAAAAACATGTGGGATGATTATGATTTGATTAACATCAGAGGTCTCTCAATTAATCAAATCAGAGAACTTTCTCCAATCAATAGAAATGAAATGCTGAGAAGGCTCAGACACAACTAATCTTATTGGGACGAATATTGTTTTTATTTAAAAATAGTGTTCGTCCCAACTATATCTACATTCCATAATGAACGAATTAAATGAAAATACGTTAACTGCGTATTTAGGTCCTCAATTTCAATTGAAATTAATGTGGCAATTACTGGTTGAACCAGAATTTGCAGAAAAAACCATACCGAATTTAGCTATTGAATATTTTGATGACCCTAATCTCAAAAGGTTATTCATTATAATTACCGAATATTTTAAGGAATATGATAAAGTTCCTAATCTTCAGAACCAAAGTATTCAACAGGCAATTAACAAGTATAAAACACCAAACAATTTAATTGAAGAGGAAACACTCTTTGGTGTGCTTAAACGTGTTGAGTTGTGGAATGAAAGAATTATTAACAAGCAAATGTTGCATGATGGTGAAATTGTGCAAAAAGCTACAAATAGTTTTATTAAACAACAGGAATATAGAAAATTAGCTGAAGGAATTATTGATAAAGTTAAAAGTGGTGCGATAAGAAATAAACATGAACTATTTTCAATCGAAGATAAGTTTCAAAAAATTACACATATTGGTGAAGAAGAAGATGATTGTGAAGAAGTAACTGAAGGCATTGATAAAGCACTAAGAAAAGAATTTAGAAAAACTATTCCAACTGGTGTTGAAGTAATTGATGCATTAACTGGAGGTGGTTTAGGTAAGGGAGAAATTGGAGTTGTGTTAACACCTTCAGGGGTTGGGAAAGCCTTACCTAATAGTCATAAAGTATTGACACCAAATGGTTGGGTTGAAAATGGTACATTAAAGGTAAATGATTATGTATTTGGTAGTGATGGTAAATCACAGAAAATTTTGGGTGTATATTCCCAAGGTAAAAGAAAAATATATAAAATTACATTTTCTGACCAAACTACATCATATTGTGATTTAGAACATTTGTGGGCAGTAAATTCATTTAAACAAAGAAATCAAAAAACAAATATTGATGGTAAAACATTAAGTATACCTGACCACACATTTCAGATATTGAAAACATCTGAAATGCTTGAAGATTTTAAATTGAAAAACGGTTTAAATTATATGTTACCAAATGTATCACCAGTTCAATTTAATAAAACTGAAGTTAAAATAGACCCATATGTTATGGGGGTATTTTTAGGTGATGAATTGGGTTTGTATGGTACTGATTCAAGTACTAAGTTTATTCCTGAAGTTTATTTACATAATTGTGTTGAATATAGAGAAAAATTATTACAAGGCTTAATTGATTCTGATGGAGGTGTTGGTAAAAATAGTGCTATCATCTATTCAACAGTTTCAAAAAAATTGTCTGAAAATGTGAGAGAGTTAGTATTATCTTTGGGTGGTACTTGTAGAGTTAATGAGAAGTTTAAGACATATACTAATAGTAATAATATTAAGGTTTCTGGTAAATTAAATTATACATTAACAATTAGTTTCCCAAATAATGGTATAATTTCATGTACATTACCAGCTAAGTTAGATAGAGTTGTTATTCGTGATAAATATGAATATAATAAATTTATAAAAAATATTGAGTATTCACATGAAGAAGATGCAACTTGTATATATGTTGAAAATGATGACCATCTCTATGTGATTGATGACTATATATTAACACATAATACAACACTGCTTACAAAAATTGCAAATACTGCATATGAACAAGAATATAATGTAGCACAAGTAATATTTGAAGATACTAAAGACCAAATTAAACGTAAGCATTATGCTATTTGGTCAGGTATACCGTTAAGTAAAATTGATGACGATATTGAAAATGAAAAAGTAAAAGAAAGAGTACATGCAAAAGTAGAAACACTGAAAGGTAAAGGTAGACTTGTTATTAAAAGATTTAGTCAGGAAGATACTACAATAAAAGATGTTAAGAATTGGATGCTCAGTCATCAAAAGAAGTGGGGATTCAAATTTGACATACTTGTATTGGATTATCTTGATTGTCTGGAATCACATAAAAAGACACCTGATAGAAATGAAGCTGAACTTGCAATTATCAAAGGTTTTGAGACACTTGCTTCTGATTTTGATATTCCATCATGGACTGCGATTCAGAGTAACCGTTCTGGATTTGATGCAGAATTTGTTGAAGCACACCAAAGTGGTGGTAGTATCAAGCGAATACAAAAGGCACACTTTTTCATGAGTGTAGCTAAAACACCAGAACAAAAAGAAGCAAGTCTTGCAAATATCAGAATTATTAAAGCGAGGTTTGCACAAGATGGACAAACATTTACTGATTGTGTATTCAATAATGATACAATGGAAATCAGAATTGAAGACGATAGATATAAGTCGGTTAAAATGTATAAAGGTCAAAAACATCACGATGAAGTAGATATAAGTAAAATTGAAAGTACTGCAAATAAATTTCATGTTGCAGTTAGTGAATCTTTTAGTAAAATTAATGATGAAACAATTAATGAAGTACCAACAATACGGGATGTTATATTGGAAGATATGGCTAAAAAATTTGCCGAACAAAACAATAAACCACTAACACAAGTTACTGAAACTCCTTTAATTGAAGAACAAACTGAAAGTAGAATATCTGATGATGCTGTAAGTGATGCTGAAATCGTAAACATGCATTTCAGTACAAATAGAACTGATTTAAGTAGTCGAGAAGTAAATGAATTGGTTGATTTTGTTACAGAAACTGTGAGAGAAGCAGAACTACTGGAATTCTATAGTGATAATAATACTGATAATATATTAGATTTAAATGTAAATGAGGGAGTAAGTGAGGGAGTAAGTGAGGGTGTATTGGATTGGACGGGTGAAACGTTTACTCGTGAGGAAGTTGAATCTTTACCAGAAGTAACAATAAATGATGTTCCTTCTGTAGTGAATATTCCAGTTGATAATCGAATTAATGAGATTAATGAGGCAGTTAAAAGTCCTTTAATGGAAAATAATCGAAGTATATCAGAGGTTGAAAAACGATTATTAAACCCAGATGAAATTATTTTTGAGAATAGAAGTGTACATGAAATGTTGAAGAAGGAGCGTAAAAATCAACAAGTTACGAAAAGTGGTTAAATTTTTTACATAAAATCATAACTTTTTGTAAAATCTTTAGTATTTATTTTTCCAGACTTATTTGTAAATATGAAAATATGTTTTATATTTGCATGACTTAATAAAAAGTTCATTAACATAACATGTCACTTTTCCTTCTCATTGGAAGAGGTTGCATAGGACTGGCTTTTTAAAATATATTGCGGGGTACGGAAGTGGTCATCCTCTGAGGCTCATAACCTTTGAATCGGGGCGTTCGAATCCCCCTCCCGCTACAAACTTATTCCCCTTATGTCCCTGTGGCAACACAAACTTCGGGGTAACGTTTTTTATGAAGTTTTTGGTTGTTGGTATCAGTGTTTTTCACAAAAACGGGGCATACCACCTAACATTTGATGGGTTAAGAATGGTTTTTATATTGTTTTTCTAAAAAAAATAAAATCTTTTAGATTAAAAACCCCATGAGAAAAATCTTATGGGGTTTTTTCGTTTCTATCTGTTTTTAATCTTTTCTTTTGTATTTATTATAAATGTAATCAACCCATAAAAGGTTGAATACGTAATTAGGGGTACGGTCAGTAGGATACAAATTATGGTACATGATAAATATACATATAATAAAAATTATAACTCGTTTTTTGAACCTGAATTAGATACAATTGAAATAAATCGTGAGCGGAAAAATAAACCATTAACAACCACACAATTTATAGAAAGAGCAGTTAAGGTTCATAATATGCTTATCGAATATGATGGAAAACAACACTTTAAACCAATTTCTCAGTTTGGGGGTGAAATTGGTTTAATATCTACAATTGCCCACGATAAATTAAAAACAGAATACGCATTAAATAACAACATTAATTTATTGCGAATTCCATATACTGAAAGAAAAAATCTTTCAGCCATACTTAAAAATAATATTATAACTATTTAATAATCAAGCGTATGTCCTTCTTCAGTCGTCCAAATTTGGAAAATCTACAGTTTAAACAACTGCCTGATAGTTTACTAACACTTTCTGGTACTACTCAAATTGTTAGTACGTCTGGACTAAAATTAAGTGATGGTGCTGGTGGGAATGTTGTACTCACAGCAGATGGTGCTGCTGCTGCAACAGATGGTCAAGTACTTACATATGATGTGGGTACTTGTATGATTAAATTAGCAACTGTTGGTGCAGGTGGTGACCCTGTTTATCCATCGAGTTGTAAACCATCATCGGCAGTATCTGTTGGTGGGATTCCTGTTAATTATACTTTAACTGGAAAAACATTATCAACGATTCTTCAAGATATGTTAGTACCAACATTAGATGCAGTGACTGTAGAACCATTGCATTCAACATACAATATTAATCCTGCTGATACGTTATACGAGGTTGGTTGTATTATACCTTCACTTCAAGTTACCCCAGTATTTAGCCAAGGAAGTATAACACCATATTACGGTAATAATCCACCTTCGACATGCTTATCATCTGTACCTAGAAGCGGTATGCCTTCATCATATAACTATATGGTTAAAGGATGTACATGTCCAACAACAACTTCAAATCCATATACGTTAGCATCTTTAAGTATATCTCTGGGTAATAATATTATTTCAGGTACAGTTAATTATGCCGTTGGTTCGTATGCTGTATATAATAGCGTTGGCGTTCAAACAGCACCTGAACTTCCTTCAGGTACAACAACGCCACCAAAACAAAGAATATTAACGGGCATATATCCATATTTTTTTGGTAAAATATCGAGTGGTGGAGCACCTGCTGGTGTTAATAGACCCGATAATAATACGATTTGTACTTGCATAATTGCTGCAGATTTAAGTAGAAATACCAATGTAAATAGTGGTGCGGTTGTGGGTGTTGGATATAGTAATAATACAATTAATCTTAATTTTAACAGTACTGCTGATGATTACATATGGTTCGCAATACCAAGTGCTTCTTCGACAGCTAAAACATGTTGGTATGTAAGTGAAACAAATAAAGGTAATGTTGGTGGTGCAGTAAGTGTTGGTGGTAATTTATTTCCAACGAATTCAAATATTACAAACATATCTACAATATGTTGGAGTGGTCAAACATATCAAGCATATGTTAGTAATTATCAAACATGTTCAACTGCAGTAATGCAATTAAGAAATAGTTAAAAACTAATAAAATGGCAATAAATTTAAATGATAATATTAGAATAAATGCTGGTAAACCAGTAGATGCGAAATATTTAAGCAGTGGAAATACCGCATATGCATCAGTTGCAGCAGTAAATGCTGCAATAAGTATTTCTGAAAGACATATTGGTTTAACTGTGCTTATTAATACAGGTAGTAGTAATACTGAATATTGGTATTATGCAGGTGTAGCTGATATTAATTTGATTGAAAAAAAATATGCATCAGAACAAGTCGTTGGTGATTTTATTACAGGTGCGACTAATTTAGGGTTTTTCAGTGGATTTACAGGTGTACAAACTCTTGATTTGAGTGGTTTTCCGTCTGGATATAATGGTTATTATTATTCTCAATATAATAACTATTATATTGATTCTTCTAATATTGTAAGAATTGGAACACCTGTGTATAATGGTGCACTTAGACGTGGCTATCATAATCCATTATTGAATAAATCGTGGGTGTTCTACCAAACAACATCTGCTTGGACACTCATGGATGGAAATGTTGTTGAAAATGTTGGTAATAATGTTTTTCCAGTTTCATATGCAGGTACTGGTTATGGTAATATTCAATGGACTGGATTTACTACGAATGGTAGTAACTCAATTAATTCTTATGGCAGTCTTACGACAGGTAGTACATTAACAATAGGAAATTCTATTTACAAAGATAAATTTAATCAAGAATTACATCTGAGAACAATTATTAATGACAGTCCCGATGTAATGAAAATTGAAACCGATGATAATTATATTAGGTTCAGTGGTGCTACTGCACTATTAAATGCCGAAAATGTTGGAACTGGTAATCAAGTTTTTGCTCAAAAAACTGGAACAACACTACAATTTCGTACACTTGTTGGAAGTGGTGATACACAGATTTCAACTGTTGGAAATAACATAGTTTTTTATACCAGTATTAGTGGTCAGACATCAATAACTGGTGGTACTAATATAGGTTTTAGTGGTGGAACGGGTGTGTTTGCTGGAAATGATAATAAAACCATGCAGTTCAGAAATATTGTTGGTAGTGGTACTACAAAAGTTGAACTTAGTGGCGATACAATAATTATTGAATCCAGTGGTGGTGGAGTTAATGGTTCTGTGTTTATTACAAACATGACACCACAATCAAGTGGTAATGTTGGTGCTAAAGTATTTTCGAGTGATGGTGTTGTTCTGGATGAATGCACAACTGATACTCAATTGGTTGTTGTTAGTGTATTGGCATTACCGGGTAACACCAACTATAAACCAGTTATAACAATTAATGGTGTTCCAGTGACTTTGGTTGCAAATTCAGATAAACCACTTTTCAATGGAACAATAAATGTTGATTTATCTGGCACAACTGGATTAACTGTTATTCATGAAGACGGTGCTGAACATTCTATAGTTATTGTTCAAGACACACCACCACAAGTACTTGCAGCTAATTTTACTGGTGGTTATCCTTCAACTCAAACAACTCAAATAGAATTGAAAGAAAACGATACGTTTAATTTCTATGTTGAATCTGATGTTCCGATAATAAGTGTTCAATTAGATAATTTTGAGGCGTATAAGTTAATGACGAGTGGTGTTACTTCAGGAACTGGACATACCATCACTGGTATTATAGCGAATCGTGGAAATACTGCACAAGACCAAAGAGGTAGAGTGAGAGTTCAGAAATCTACTGGTGGTTGGAGTGACTGGTTTACCACAACAATTGGTGTTGATGGAACTGGACATGTTGTATTAAATAATTTACATCCAACAATTACTTTTGGAACAATAACATATCCAGCTACTCAATCTGCATTGAAAGATAGTGAAAGTGCTATAGTAAATCATACTGTTAGTGGTTACACTACTGTTACATATAGTAGTAGTAGTCCAAACTCGGAATTGAGTATTTCAAATACAAGCACATATGAAGCAGCAAAATCTGCACAGAGAATAGCAGGTGGTTATAATATTGCAACGAATAACTTTAGAATTGTAGCAAATCGTGCAGCTAATAACGCAACAACCACCAGCAATACTGTTGTGTGGATTGCACATGATAACCAAGTAATTACTGTTTCAAGTCCTGCAAGACTAAGAAGTGGTGGAAATGATGGAACATCTGCACAAAACCATACAATAACAATTGGTTCAACTCAAAGATTAGCATCCGTACCAACATTGGTTGCTCCTGTTGGAAACTGGCAGGGTTCTGGTTTTACTTGGACTGCAGGTGCTACGAGTTTTACCAGAGCATTGCAAATACTTGATAGCATGATAAAAGGTGCACAAAGTTGGGGTGCATTAAATACTGTTAATTTGGCTGGTAAGGTGGTAAGTACCATAACAACAGGAAATAATTATGTTTTAGGTGGATTTGTGAGTAGACAAATACCATTGACTGCATCTTTAAATGAAGCAATAATGAATGTGGCTGCATTGGATTACACCAAAGTTACATTGACTTGGAGTTTTGAACCCAGTGTGACTATAAGGGCAGCACTTAATAGTTCGCCAATAATTACCAATGGTTGGTGTTTGGTTGCACTTGATACTAACCCAACAACAATTAGGATATTAGATGCTAAAACACAATCAAGCACACAAGAAAGTATAATAACAATAGAAGAAATAATATAATATAATATGGGACAATTAGAAGCATTAGCATTTGAAATGCCGAGAAGACCTGTGAGGTTTTATAGTCAAACTATTCTTCCGTCTGGTCTTCCAATGAATTATACTAAAAATCCAAATGATGCTGTATTGGGTGATAGTGATGGTGATGATTTGGTATACAATATAGCATTTGGTACTTTATTTCAGATGGATGATGGTACATATTATTACAAGAAAGCACTTCCCAATGTTTGGGAAGTATTAGGTGGTAGTGGTGGTGGTGGTACAGTTAGTGGTGCAACAAATGGTATAATATTAAATAATGGAATTGTTGGTTTAGGTGGTACTTTAACTACTGGAACAACAATTAATGCAAGTGGTCAAACTTTTTATTTAACGAATGTTGATGATTTTCAGGTTTCAACAAGTGGTACAACATTATTTGGATTAGATAATGATGGGTTTTTATTAACTGTTAGTGGCGCATCGTTAGCTTTTGAAAACAATCAGGGTTTAAAATATGGTGGTGATTACATTACAACATTTGTTGACGAATCACTTGTAAGTAAAAAATATGTTGACAGTGTTGCAACTGGATTACAACCTAAAACCGCTGTTTGGTTAACAACAACAGGCGAATCAATAAATTTAAATAGTTTTACTGGGTCAATTGATGGTGTTGTTATTCAAGATGGTGATAGGGTTTTAATTAAAAATCAAAATGGCACGACTCCAGATGTAGATAATGGTATATATGTTTATAGTGGTAGTAGTAATTCTTTTTATCGTGCACCAGATTTTGATGGTACACCTGTTGGTGAAATACAACAAGGTGCGTTAATTCCAGTTTTAAGTGGTAGTACTAATCGTAACACACTATGGGTATTGATTACTCCCGACCCAATAACTGGTGGTACGACTCCATTGACGTTTACTTTATTTTCTAAGGTTACTGATTTGCAAGCAGGAATTGGTATTAATATTAGTGGTGATACAATTAATGTTGATGGCAATAGTCTTGCTGGAAATAGTATTGCTTGGACTGGTAATACATTTAATGTTGATGTTGCAAATGGTACATTAAGTACTGCGTTAAGTAGTAAATTAAATATTGTTGATTTTGATACCTATAGTGGTGATACAGAAACAAGACTAACTGGTATTGAAAATGATATAATATATATTAGTGGTGTTACTTCAGGTCTGACAACTTCAAAACTTGATGTCAGCTTATTTGACTCATATACGGGCACTACTCAACCAATCTTGGATTCTGTAATTACTGGTGCTACAAATGGTTTAAGTGTTATTGATAAAAAAGTAGTGTTGGGTGGTATATTAACTGGTGATACTAATATTGGTGGTAATTTTACATTGGCATTAACTGGTCTTACTGGATATTTAAGTACTCGAACTGGTTATCAAATCGATAATGCTACTATATTGAGGGGGTCATCGACATCAACTTATCTTGGTGTTGATGCAGGTCCTTCATCAGGTCTTGCTACCAATAATATTGGTATTGGTTATTATACACTAAGAACCACAACTGGTGGGCAGGGTCAAAACGTTGCTATTGGTTGTTATACATTAAACGGTATTACAACTGGTCATCATAATATTGGTATTGGTGTTAATGCTGGAAGAAAACTTCAAATTGGTAATGACAACGTTTTAATTGGTTGTTCTGCAATGGATTGTTCACTTAGTGGTTGTCATAACATTGGTATTGGTGCACGTTCATTATGTAAGGTAAATGGTCATTCAAATATAGGTATTGGTGTTGAAGCTATTGGTTGGAATGGTGTAAATTATGGTGGTTGTAATATTGCAATCGGTGAGTGTTCATTACATGGTAATAATTCTGGTGGTCATAATATTGCGATAGGTTTTAAAGCAGGACATAGTAATTATAATGGTTCAACATCTATATTTTTAGGTACATGTGCTGGTTATAATGAAACAACTGGTAATAAACTCTATATTGCAAATTCTGAGACTACAACCCCATTAATTTATGGTGATTTTGCTGCTGGTTGTGCAATTGTACATGGTGCATTTAAAACAAGTGGTGATACTTCATTATTGGTTACTCCTGCTGCTGGTGCAACATCTGATTCAATATTGGTTTGGAATTCAAGTGATAAGTTAATTAAAACAGTTAATGGTACTGCTGTACTTAGTTCTGCAATAACTGGTGCTACAAATGGTTTAACTAAAGTTAGTCAGGATGTTAAATTCGGTGGTGATTTAACTGAAAACACAACTATTAATTTAAGTACGTTTGATTTTAATATTTCAGGTGATTCTTTACAATATAGTGCAGATTATCGTGCAGATTATAATGCAAGGAGCATTCCCGATGTTGATTATGTCACTGGATATACGCAAAGTGCAGTTACTCAGAATTCGAATGTTATTGATATCTGCATTGTTTATGCAAATTATAGTGCGACAACAATAAATGATTTTATTGGGGTGAGTGGAAATACTTCATATTGTATATGGTTGCCACCTGTACCAAAAACAGGTCAAAGAATCAGTGTTTCTGATGTTTGTGTTGGTGCACTTACATATCCGATTTATGTAATTGGTACAAATAATAGATGTATTAACGGTGCATCCTGCGCTACAATTAATACTGATTATGGCTCAATTACATTTATTAATAATGGAAGTTCTTGGAGTGCAGTATCGTTTATTAATTAATTATATATTTTCAATATTTGAGAAACAATATGACTTTTTTTACTATTTATTAGTAACAGAAAAATAATAATATTTTTAAATAAAAAACAAAAAACTATGGCTTTTAATACTAAAATTAGAATAGATGACCAGCATGTTGAACAAGTAGTTAATTCTACTTTAACACTTAGTGGCGATACAAGATATGCCACACATCCAAATTTTACAGGTGATACACAAATCATTGACAAGAAATACGTTGATGATAATATTATTAGTGCTACTGGTAGTACGGTATATGATTTAGAGTCACCTGCTGCTCTTGAGGTTGGTGGAATTGATGTCGGATATGTATTAACTGGAAAAACAGCTAATGAAATTCTTCAAGACCTATTAGTTCCTGAATTATATCAAACGACTGTTGGAACACCAACAACTTCATTGAGTGTGACTCCAACTGGTGTTCGAGAAGTGGGTTGTGTAATAACGACATTAACCGTAGACCCAACATATATTGCTGGTGCAATTACTCCACTTTATGCCACAGATGGTGGTACTACAAGGGGTGGTGCTGCAATTTCTTATTGTTATACAGGTCCTTCAATGGGTGCTGGATTTGTTGCTGCTGGCTCATGTAGTGTTAGTAATTATGCAGTTACTGCAGGTGCACAATCATGGAATGCATGTACTTGTTTTGATGCTGGTGCTACGATTAGAGGTAGTAAAGGAACTTTGAATCCAAGTGTTACACCAAACCCACTTCCTGCTGGTTGTACTGCTGCTGGTACTGCAGGAACTATCACTGGTTGTTATCCGCATTTCTATGGTTCAAGTGCAAGTGACCCAACACTTAATTCTGCTTTACTTGCGACTGGTTCAAAGGTTGTTGCTGATAGTAGTGGTCAAATTAATATTAACTTTGGTACTGCATGTGGTGTATATTTATGGTTCGCAACACCCCAAACAAGTACAACTAAACAAGGTTGGTATGAAGGTGCAACAAATAAGGGTAATATAGGTATATTACCAACAGATGTGTGGAACGCACCTGTTCAAAACGTAAGTGTTAACTCACCAGAATCGTGTTGGAGTTCAGTAAATTATAAAATGTATAAGATGAACGTTACGACAAGTGTAAATGGTACAGTATATTGTATGACAAATGATAGAAAACAATAAAAATAAAACAGAAAATATAAAAACAAGAAAACATGGCAATAAATTTAAATGATAATATTCAGAATCTTGTTCCGAAACCAACGGATTCAAGATATCTTTCAAATACCAGACCATATTCTGCAACAACAGAGGTAACTACGGTACTTATTCCGTCTGTTAGATATAGTGGTTTAACAGTAAATGTTAATGGTGAAGAATATTGGTTTAAAGACGGTATTGATAATGATGACCTTATACCTAAAGACCAATCTGGGGATGCGAGCGCAACATATAATAAAGTCTGGATGTCAGGCATAACCGAAACTGGTCTAACATTAAAAACATGGTATGATACCGTTGAATCCGCAGGTCGTATCAGTGGTGGAACAATAACTGCTGGTGCTGGTGCAAGTGTAAACGTAGCAGCAGGTTCTGGTTTGATTAAAGACGATACAGGTAATACTGCTCAAAACAGATACGTGACATGGAGTGCTCAGACCGTGACTATTATAACTGGTTATAATTATGTATATTATGATGCGATTGATAAACAAGTAAAATCAACCACAAGTGAAGCACTTATTGAACGTAACGATAATTTTAACTTAGGTCGTGTTTATTACGATGGTACATTAAATCTTGCAGTTATAAGACTTTGTGGACAAAATCTTTGGAATCTTAATCGTAGAATTCATTTATATGGTGACCAAGTATATGGTGTGCAAAGAGCAGGTGGTTTGATTACAACAAGCGTGAGTGGTTTAACTATTCAAGTTAGTGGTGGTGTTTTATGGGCAGAATTGCTTAATAGGTTCACAACAGAAAATTTCGATAGTAGAACCGATGATTTCAGAGAATGGCACAGAACTGGTGGTAGTTGGGCAGCACCTGTTATTACTGGTGGTAGTTTAAATAATACTCATTATAACCAAGGTAGTACTTCAACAACTCCTTTAACTGCTAATTATTATACAATTCGTTGGGTATATGTTGTTCATGACAGCAGTATTCATGTTGTTTATGATACAAATGAATATTCTGGCTTAACGCAAGCACAGCTTGCAAGTCCTCCTGCAGAAATTCCTCCAATGATTGAAGGTTATGCAACTCTTAGTGCAAGAGTAATTGTACGACAAGGTAGTTCAACAATTATTGAAGTGGATTCTGCATATGAGCAAGTTTTTGTAACACAAAGTGTTGCGACTCACAATGATTTAGGTGGAATTCAAGGTGGTACTGCTGGTGAATATTATCACTTAACAAATGCACAGATTGCAGAAGTTGAAAATATTGATG